ACGGGCGCCGCCACGAGTTCAATGTGCACGTGCCTGCCCGCAAGATTTACGACGGCGGCATCATCACTATCGGTAGCACTTGTCGTATCGTGGTCGCCGGCAACACAGTGCGGGCAAGGTCTATTAAGCGGAAGGGCAGTGCGATTCCTGTGGAGGGCGTTGGTGAGTTCGTCCGCCGTGCTTTGATTGTTGCGGCGAGCCGTGGGAAGGGGGCTGGCAATGAGTGATTCTGCTGTCGATAGGGCGGTGTTCGCTTTTCTTGCTAGTTGTGTCGGTGATTTCGCCCAGTGGCCTCAGTGTTCGATTGTTGCTTTGCGGGGCCGCAATGAGGATGGTTGTCTTTCCGAGGTTCTGTTCAAGGCGATGGCCATGAACCCCGTCGATAGGACTGTCTTCTGGGCTATTGTCACGAAAGACGACGATTGGCGGGTTCGTGTTATTCAGTTGTCGAATAAGGTTCGTTTGGATGGGCGAGATGCTGACTTTGATCTCATCGTCCATGGTGTGAATCGTTTTATGGACCTGGCTGGCATGAAGAGAGGCGAGAGTCGTGATTGACGACGAGCTACGCCCTATCGTGACCAAATTCGTAGCGGAAATGCTCAATGACTCGCATTGCGAGTCCATCCTGTTGGATGTTAGAGAGGATGCCAGGGAGAGCAGCGATCTGCCCGTCCTCTACTTGGACGTCGTCGGGAAACGGTGCGGGTGCACTCTCAACATTGTGGGTGGCGAGTATTCGGTGAGCATTCGAGATCGCGACACGAATAAAACAATAACAACAGTGAAGGGAGAAGGGGTGTGGGGACTTCAGGAGTTGCTCGGCGAAATCAAGACAAGACTGTGGGGGGACAAATGATCAGGCTATTCGATTGGGAATTCCTGAAGTATGTCACCGAGGCGTGCAAGAATTACGCCAGCAAGGGTGGGAATGATTCGCTCGGCCTGGAAGTAAGCGCCTGGAATAACAGCATTCACATTGTCGTCGCGTCGTTGGGTCACCGGTTTATTTTCGAGGCGGATACTGTTCGCGGTTACAAGGCGACGATTTTCGAGCAGACGGACCGTTACTGGGGCCCCATGTTTGACGTCGGCTACACTTTCGACGGCGATGAGATTATTGACGCTTTTAGTAGTTTTCTTGCTCGCGTGGGGGAGGAGAACAGTTGAGTGTTGAGAGGATTGTGGATTATGGGTTCGCGTCCCCGGATGGGGGTGTGCATTATGATTGGTTCGCTGACAGGATTATTGGCTATTTGCAGTCCAGGTCGCCGGAGACGCCGCCGCGTTTCCTGTGGACGACTTTTTTGACGATGGTGTCCGCGCCGTTGTCTGCGAGGACTCATTTGTCTGCGAGCGCGCAGAGTATGGTGCCGTTGACTTTGTACTCGCACTGCCTCGGGGCGTCTACTCTGTCTAGGAAGACTACGGCACAGTCTTTGGTACGCTGTTTCTTCGAGGATTGCGTGGGCGCGTTTCGGTGGGATTCATCGGGCCTTTGGCGGCTGTGCAGGAGGTTGATTCGGCACTCCACATGCTGCATCGTCGCCTGGAATCCCTGGAGAGGAAGGGTGGGCGTGTCGATATTGACGAGTACCGTGCGGAGCGGGATGATATCAATAATCGCATCGCCGAGTTCGAGGCTGATCGTAAAGATTTGCTGAACAGTATCGGTAATAGCCCGTGCGAGCGGTCTCTTATGGCGAATGTTTTGTTCGGGTCTAATGTGACGGCTGAAGGCCTGAATTTACGGATGGCGCAGCGGCCTGGCGGGGCGTCTATCATGTTTGTAGACGAACTGCAGAACATGTATTCTGCGTCACAGGGTGAGGGGTATCGTAGCGGGCTCATCGGATTCCTGACCGACGTCTACTCGGGCAGGACTGTCGAGTCTGTGCGCGTCGGCGACGATGGTGTCAGACGGGCGGACAGTGAGAGAGTTTCTCATTCTCTCGCTTTTTGCGGCACTGGGATTCTCGGCGACGTAGTCGATAGTATGTCACAGTCTTTGTTTGAGACTGGGTGGGGCCCTCGTATTCTTTTTGCCCTGGACGAGGAGGACCGTCAGTCTGACCCGTCGTCTTTCGGATGGGTCACCGACAATGACCGGAGCGCGCATGGTGGTGATGGTTTTGTTGAGTATGCTTCCGAACGCATTTCAACAATGCTGGGGATGATGCAGCACGAATTCCGTGGCACTGTCACTTGTGCCACTGAATTCTGGCCCGTTAATACGCCAATGACTATGACCGTGACCGAGTCCGCGCGGAATGTTTGGGTAGAAACAATGCGAGCCTGGGGCCGGGAGGCGGCCCGCGAGTCGCCTTTTCAAAGGGCGGTGCAGGCGGTTATTGATCGCATGGGGAATCATATTATGCGCGTTGCCGCTATTCTGTCTCTTTTCGAGCAGCAGATGAGCGTGTCATCGTCCGCGGTGAGGAAAGCTTTCAGTCTGGCCTCCGATTTTTGGCTTCCTGACGCGTTGAAAATGGTCGATTATGTTTTTGTTCCGGATTTGACGCGTATGGTGGATGATTTCAGTAGTAATCCGCCGACTGAGACTCGTTTGTATCAGGTTTTGGAGGCGAAGAATTTGTCACCGCGGAGTGTTGAGGAGTATCGGCAGTACATTCTTCGCCGGGGCGTGAAGTTTCGGACGGAAGGGGCTATTGTGGATAGTGATCTCGTGGAGGCGATTCTGCGGGATCAGATAGCGGAACCGTCGTACAGTGAGTGATGTTTTCGGGGTGCGTTTCCCTGCGATGGTAGCGGGCAATGTTCGCTCCATCACAGGGTGGCGTGCCACTAACGTAAACCTCAACGATTTTGCTGCTCTGTGTGAGGCGCCCTCGAAATGTGAGAAGAATGATGCTCCCGCTTTTTTTGCTGGCATTCTTTCTGGGGGTAGGCGGCAGAAGAGGAATTTTGTGTCCCGGTCGGCGATTGTTTTGGATGCGGATCATGGGTCGCGGAAAGATTTTGTCGGGGACCGTATGCGTGCGGCGAATCTTGCCGGTATTGTGTGGGAGACGGCGTCCTCGTCTTTCCCGTCTCCGCGTTTCCGTGTTGTCCTGCCGTGCACTCGCAGCATGACGATAGGGGAGTGTGAGGCGATCGGCCGGACGTGTTTCAGTGTGTTGGGGCCTGTGGACCAGTGGGACGGGTCGTGCGCTGAGGCGTCCCGCGCTTTCTTTCTGCCGTCGCATTATCTTGGTTTGAGAGTGCGCCATTGGCTCATTGACGGTGCTCGTTTGAGCGTTGATAAGTGGTTGAAGAATATCGGGTACGAGGAGAAGAATGACGATGTTTCTTTGTCTTCTGTGCCCGATGGCGGCTATGGTGGTGTGATTGGCGAGTTCAATTCAAAATATGGGTTTAGTGATCTCATCGGTTTGTTTGGTTGGCCGTATGAGTCGGTGGGGCGTCGGTGGCGGTATACGCGTGGTGGGAACACGGCCCCGGGGGTGACGATGCTAGATAGCGGTTTGATCTTCTCGCATCATGCGGATGATCCGCTCGCGGACGGGCGCGCGCACACGGCGTTCGATTGTATGAGGGTGCTGGAGTGTGGTGGCGACGTGGGTGCGGCTGTGGGTGAGGCGTTGTCTCTCCTGCACCTGGAGATGTGAGCGGAGTCACCCACGGTGCGGTTGACTGTGGGGTGCGCGGCCTACCTATACTAGAGCCGTCACCGAGGAACGGTGACAGTACGAAGAGAAGAGGAAGATCATGGACACTGTCGCTCGCCGCAGCACTCGGAACGACGTCATCGTGTTTGACATTATCCCCACACTGGATCAGGTGGACGACTACGACGTCGCCGCGATCGCCGATGATGTGATCGGACAGTATTTCTCCGCCACTGGCACTCCCTACTATGTGGTGGACGTGGACGAGGACGCCTACTGGGACGCCGTGCAGCGCCACGCCATCGCCCACTGACCATCATGACGAACCCCGCCCCGTTGACAATGACGGGGTGGGGTTCATCATATTGGAAAAGAAAGAGCAGATGGCATGTCTCATGTTCATGCTCGCAATTTGCCTACTAGTAATCGTTTGGACGAATTTCAATGATTAACATTCACCCCACTGGGGCGCAGGAAAGAGAAATCAACCGCACCGTCACCGCGATTCGAGATGGCGGTGGTGCTTTGCTGGCTTGGGAACCTGGCTGCGGCAAAACCTACGGTGCCATCTGGGTCACGCAAAAACTCAATGCTGCCAGGCGGGTTATTGTTGTGTGCCCGAAGCGCGTCATTCCGTCATGGCAGGCCGGTATCAAGGTCATCACCGGTCAGGAAGCGAAAGTACTGTCGCGCACTACTAAGGCCGGGCGCGCCAACATTGAGAACATGTTGAATGGCGAGGACGGCTGGTGGGTTATTAATTTCGAGCTATTGGTTGCCTTGGGAAAGGCGGTAGAAGCGGGGAAGTGGCCGTTCGTTTCTTTCTCGAGGAAATCGTTCGATATGGTGGTCGTGGATGAGGTTCACCGTATTGCGAATCACCGCACTCAGTCTTTCCGGGCCGTGAAAGCATTGAAGTCAAGGTATCGTCTTGGCTTGTCGGGCACGCCTGCCGGCAATAAGCCCGTCAACGTTTACGGGGTGCTCAAGTTTCTGAACCCGGATAGTGTGGATCGTAGTTTCTATCGGTTTGCGGATGAGTTTTTTGTTTCCGAGTTCAATCCTTTTGCGGCGTCTCGGTATGCCAGGATTTATGGTGGCGAAAAGACTCCCGGCGCTCTCCGTGATTCTATGGGTGATGTTTGGTCTGCGATGCGGGGTAGTGAGGTTTTCGGTGATCTACCTCCTGTAAATGTTCAGCGCGTTGCTTGTGGGATGAGGCGTGAACAGTGGAGGATGTATCGGGAGTTTGTGGATCATCGGTTGGCGGTCATGAATGGCGGGGTCAGTGTTGCCTCGTCCGCCGCCGTTCTGGACGGGAGACTCAGGCAAATCACTCTCGGGTCGTTGAGAATTGTGGGCGATAGTGTGGAGTTCGAGGAGCGTGGGTCGTCGAAGATCGACGCTACCCTTGACATTCTGTCCGACCTTCCACCTGACGAAAGAGTTATTCTGTGGTGTCATTCACGTAAATTCATGGTGCCGTTGCGGAGACGGCTGGCTGATGCCGGCTATCAGAGTGTTGAATTGTCTAGTGATTATCGGGATGAGTGGCGGCAGTTTTTGGGGCCCGGTGGGCCGAGTGTGCTTTGTGCCGTTATTGCGGCTGCCGCCGAAGGGATTGACGGTCTGCAGAATGTTTGTAACACCGAGATTTGGTTGAGTGAGGATAATAGTGTGATTTTGAATTTGCAGGCGTCTGCAAGGTTGAATCGTAAGGGGCAAACGAAGCGGGTGAATCGTTTTCTTTTGCAGTGTGAGGGTACTGTTGACGTGACGGCCGTGGAGCCTAGGCTGGCGGCGGGGTATGAGCGTCTGCGTGAGAGCGGCCTCATATGAGATGTGATAGACGCCACGCCAACATGGGTTGCACGTGCCACTGCCACGCACGTACAGTAGACGCCATGAAGACAGAAACACACGGCGGCTCGAACATTCGCCTAATACGACGCCGCATGACAGGAACTATCAGAAACATTCTCGTATCCGACGACAGTGAACTTGTCGGCAGGAATTTCCTGATCGTCGCTCCAGTGAACGATGGGCACTCGGACATTAATGTCATCCACGTCACGGCGGACAACATTAACATTGTGCGCGGCATGGCCACCAACAATAGTCTCGACATTTACGAGCTCACCACAGAGGAGGGGTGAAAGATATTATGCGCATCACACAGGGCACCACGATCGACGAGATCGCCGGCCGCACCATTATTCTGAAATGGCCGACACAGTTCGGCGTCAAGACAATGCAACTACACATACCCAGCATTCGATCGGAGAACATCTGGCGGATCCAATGCTATGCAGCCGTCATTTCCACGGCAATCGAGGAGCGAGCCGGCCTCACAGCAACCATTATCGAATAACACGTCACCAATCAACATTACAGGGAAGAGAGAGTAAAAACACTAATGGGCGTCTACCTAGTGTGGGAATCGTCGCAGAAAGGCGACTACCGGGTCTATTCGAATCTCGAGCAAGCCGCAATACGGGCAGAAGAGCTCGGCGGCACAGTCTACGAAATCATGCCGGCTGGTGACGCGAGGCTATTCTTCATTGAGGATATTGCGAGCGGAGACATTGAAGTTCAGCGTGACGTCAGGCTCGCCGCTATCGCCGCAATTCAGGAGGGGGAGAAATTTGAATTTGAGCCCGGCCGCCGCAACAGCGGTCAGTAATGTTTTTGCCCCAACCGAACGCGACAAACAAACGCGCATCGGCGTGAGCGAGATCGGGGACGATTGCGAACGATGCATTGCCGACAAGCTTCTAGGAATCCCGCACGATACGGAAAATACGGGCACGCCGCTGGCGCCTTTCCTGGGCACCGCATTTCATGCTTTCGCGGAATCGCGCACAAAAAACGAACAGAATGTTCTAGTGGAGCAGAGAGTAGAGGTATGCGACCTTGAAGACTATGGGCGTATTTCTGGGAGTGTGGATCGTTTCGATATTGCGGCGGCGACGGTCCTAGACTGGAAGCTGCTCTCACGGAAAAAGATTTCCGCGTTCAGAAAGAGTATCAAATGGGACAATGGTCTGCCGCGATTCGCTAACACGATAGCGGGTGCACAATTTCGTAAATACTATATTCAGGTCATGCTCTACGGGTACGGTCTCGCGCAGCTCGGACACGAGGTGGCTCATTGCTCTATTGTTGCTATCCCAAGGGACTGCAGTGTAGAGGTTGTGCCGGACAGTATTTGTGAGTTCTCTTTCCCGTGGCGGCAGGACGTTGCGCTCGCGGCTTCGGAGAGACTCCAAAACATTTGGGAGAGAGCAAGGTCACATGATGGTAGGGTTGACAGCCTCCAATCGTCTCCTCTATGTTGGTACTGCTCGCATGAGCGCCACACAGAAGCATTCAAAAACTACAATACCAATGGTTAGGAGGTGAAACATATCATGACTTTCGAGGACACTCTCACCCGCCTCGGAATGACGATCGTGAACCCGGAACAGAATAATCACTTCAACATGCTTATCCATGGCGTGAGCGGTGTAGGCAAAACATCGCTCGCAGCCACAGCATCACAGGTGGACGACATGTCGCCCGTCCTGTACGTTGATTTCGAATCCGGCACGCTCCCCGTACGGGATTGGGGGAACCTGCGGAACATTACTGTCGTGCATTGCGACAAGTGGGTTGATTGCGCCAATCTTTGCGACAATATTGCACGCAATCTTACAGAATTCCCCTATAAGACTGTAGTGTTCGACACGTTGGACAAGTGTCAGGAGCTTATTCTGTCTCATTATGAGGCTGTGTCGAATGATACGTGGACGAAATGGCGGGCAGTATACGACTCCCTATTGAAGGCGATCAGCGTATTCCTGGACCCCCCCGACATTTCGTTTATTGCTATCACGCATTCCGCGCGCGAAAGCAATGAGGTCACTGGGGAAACGTTCATCGCCCCATCCTTTGAGGGACAGAAATCGGGGCAGCGCATCCCCGCTTTGTTCAATTTCATCGGCTACATGGAATGGGCGAACGTGGACGGTGGGGACGGGGAAGAAATCACCGTGCCAGTACTGTACACTCGCAAACCCAACGTTGTTACAAAACAACAGACGCGCGGGTTCCCGCCAGCAATGGGGAACCCAAGCATGACCAAGATTCACGATTACATCACTAGCCACTGAACAATTACAGGAAGAGAGAAAATTATTATGGCTAAGATCACTGTTACCGCTGACCGTGACGTCTCTGCTGAGACTCTCGCTATCGCCGCCGACGCGATCAGGGAAGCACTCCGCAGCAAGCCCGCTGACAACGATAACTGACACACACCGCAATTCTCTTACCCCATTTCATAGGAGCGCAATAATTATGGCAACTGGCTTCAACTTCGGAACCGACCTCTCATCGCTGGAAGTCGCTACCGGTGGTGGAAATTTCGACC